TTGCTGAAGTTATTGCAGAATCTGCAACCTTTGCTGTTGTTACAGAATCTGAAGCAAGTTTTCCTTCTGTTACGTTAGCATCTGCAATCTTTGCTGTTGTTACTGCGCTATCTGCAAGTTTGCCAGTGGTTACGTTTAGGTCTGCAATTTTTGCAGTTGTTACTGCACTATTTGCAATCTCTGCTGTGTCTACTGCTGAATCTGCAATCTTAGCATTTGTAACTGAGTTTGATGCAAGTTTTGCTTCTGTTACGTTAGCGTCTTTAATCTTTGCTGTCTCTACTGAGTCTGCAGCAAGTTTAGCAGCGGTTACGTTAGCATCTGTAATCTTTGCTGTTGTTACTGAGTCTGCAGCAAGTTTAGCGTTAGTTACGTTAGCGTCAACAATCTTTGCTGTCTCTACAGAATCTGTAGCAAGTTTTGCTGCTGTTACGTTAGCATTTAAAATCTTTGCGGTAGTTACTGAATCTGAAGCAAGCATTGTTGCTGTAACTGTACCAGTATCACCAGATGTAACTACAGTACCTGATACGTTAGGAAGTGTAATTGTACGATCTGCTGTTGGATCTACTACTGCAAGAGTTGTTTCATAAGCATCTGCTGTTGCACCTTCAAATACAATGCTTGTATCAAAAGTACCAACTGCTGCTGGTGCTGCCCATTCAAGTCCATTTGCTGCTCCTGAGTTTGCTGTAAGTACATATCCGTTTGTACCAGCGGCAAGACGTGCTACTGCATCATCTGCACTACCTACAATTAAATCACCTTTAGCATCTACAATGCCTGCTGTGATTACGTTCTTTCCATTAACGGTCGCAGTTGATCCTTCAACTACCAGTCCCGCTTTTAATCTAAAGTCTTTTGTTACGGTTGCCATCTTTTATCTCCTTGGTTAAGCCTTTAATCCCATACGCATGTAGCGCAGAGTTATAGGGGTTTGTCCGCCCACTGGAACCACAGTTAATGAAACTGTATCCCCAGCCCTTGAAACAGAGATGGTGCCAATATTCCCATCGTTGTCTATCGTTGCATATTCTGTAACTGAAACGTCTGTTCCATCTACAAGAATATTCATCTCTGTGGCGTAAAATTTATTTGCGCCACCAGAAGTCTTTTTAATTGAGATTACATATCTCATTGATCTAAATTCGCTTGCTAAAAAGTTGTCAAATACTGTTGAATTTTCAATACCAGTTATTGTTGATTCGTTATTTCCATTACTGCCTAAATCTGTTGCTTGGGCTGACAGGGTATCAATTAAATCAACATAGTTTTCCTGGGTTGGTCGATCTCCAGTTTGAAATAGTGCTTTAACTGCTGAAAGTGATGTTTTGGCCATATGGAAATTATATCACATTATTAAAGAATATAGTTATTAATTCCGATTATTTGAAGCCCAATTCCAGGTACGGCTGTTGGTGATATTCCAATGTTTGTAAACCTTACCCTAAAGGGCAAAACCTCTTGTATCTTTGTAAACCTTATAAAACCATTTATTTTAGTTTTAGGATAATTTATCCTAGAAATTTTTTCTGATTTATTTTTAGATAAATCTATAATTGTTGCATAAGCCATTACGACTCATCGCTGTTTGTAATATCTTCAATAACTGTTAATACGCCACGAGCAACTGTCCATACCCTGCTAGCATCTCTTAATTCAATATCAAAAATATCTCCAGTATTTAAACTTTTTGATTGAGTAGATGTTAAGGATACTGTGAATTCTCCATCATCATCTGCTGCTAGGGCAACAGGGGTAAGGTTTAACACTCCTGCTGGATCTGCATCATTTAAATTTCCTGCAACTGCTGGTCTTTTAATTTCCATTTCAATTGTCCATTCGGAAATATCAAGTGGATCTTTATTATCATCTGTTACGTATACTCTAAATCCTGCACTGTCTCCTTTTACAATTGTCCAATTAACTGTAGGTGGTGCAGAGCCAATTGAATAAGAATCTTGTTGTGAAGATCTAAGTGTTGCCATTATGATAATCCTGCTTTCAATGATCCCCAACTACCGTTGCCTTTTGGCTGACCAACAATTAATATTCCAGTAGTTGCATTAGCCTTTCCGACTATTGCTACTGCTCCAGAACCAGTTGCTGGTTGTGTTGCTGTTAATCCTCCACCATCTGCTACATAAAGAACATTGCCAGCAGTAAATGAATTTGTATTTGCATCAAGGATTACACCAGAAATAGTAACAACGCCATCTGTATTATTTCCAATTGCAGAACTTGTTAATCCTAATACTGGAAATGTAGCAATGTTGTCAGAGTCACATTTTCCTATTGTTGTTTTTGTATTAAATCCAGTAACAAAAACTGGTGTTGCTTTTGCAATACTTGCACCACTTACATTTCTAACCTCTATTGTATGATTTACAAGATCAGGAAGGATTAATTCAATTTGTTCCGCTAAGTCTTGCAAATCTTCATGAATGTTTACTGGATCGCTAGAAAGCGGAAAAGGAATATCATAATTTGCGGTTGCACCAGTAGCCATAATCTTATTATTATACCACTTCCTAAAGCAATATTTTTAATAAATGTGCGGGTATATTGATAAAGTTGACTTTAATCCCTAAATCATGTTATAATTAATATACTGCCGAAAGGTAGTTTTTGTTTCTAAGGAGGTAACACGAATGAGAAACATTGAAAAGAAGGTTTGGTTGGGGTTACTATCTATGGTTAGTTTGGTTGCGCCTTTTAGCAATTATGCCAATGCTTTAGATAATAACTTATTGACTAAGCAATCTTTAGAAGTCGCTCCAGCCCCTCAAGGGGCTTTTCTGGTTTCTAAGGATAAAATATTAAAAAAATATGAAAATGCTCATAAATTAACTGACGAGCAGTTAGTTGAACTATTAAAGGCTATAGGATTTAAAGATGTTGGATTAAGGTCGGCATGTGCAATTGCAAAGGCTGAATCTAATGGAAGACCTTTTGCTTTTAATGGTAATGAAGAAACTGGTGATAGTTCTTATGGGGTATTTCAAATAAATATGGTAGGAGAACTGGGTCCTGATCGAAGAGATAAATTTGATCTAACCTCAAACGTTGAATTGTTTAACCCAGTTACTAATTCAAAAATTACATTTCACATGACTAAGGGTGGTAAAGATTGGTCAGCATGGAGTTCTGTGAACGGACCAAAGTACCAAGAATGGTACAACAAGTATCCTTGTAAGTCCTAAAAATTATAAACAATACCCCCTTGGTAATTCTTGGGGGTATTTTTATTTATAAGACTAAAACGTCTGCTTCTTCAGCAGTTAAAGGTTGACCAGCAATAAGTTTTGCTTTTGCTGATGCTTTAAGGGCTGCTTTGGCTTCTGCCGCTGCATCTTCTTCTGCTTTGCGAATTGCATATGCTTCTGCATCTGCATCACGTTGAGCAATCTCCTCAGATGTTAGAGGTCGGATTACTTCTTTTTCATGACCCTCAGCAGCACAGTTGCCACAGCAACATACTTCAAGGGCGGTTAGGTTTTCTGTCATTTTTTTCTCCTTTATGAGTTTGCGATTCCGTATAAATAGAAGGTTGAACCAACCAAAAAATTAACGGCAGGTACGGCAGAATTAGTAAATCCTATACTAGTAATTGCAGCCTGTGTTGCTGGATTCCACATGTCTGCATCAAAAGTTAGAATAGCCTCACTAGCATTATTTTCTATTACGCCGTCAACAGATATTACTTTAGCAACTGATGAAGTATAATTTGATATATAAATATCAACATTACTAAATGTGTTTGCTGTAGTCGTAGTTCCATTAACGTTACCTGAAATTCTTGCACTACCACTAGTATTGCTTCCATTACCCGATATGTAACCATAAAGACCAAGCCAATTAATATTTGAAGAACTACCATTAAAACTTATCATAATATTTGTATAGGTTTGTGCTATGTCTGCTCTTGCAGATATAAAAAGTTTTAAGTCAGTGTAAGTTCCAGGAATAGAACTAAAAGTGACGGTACTAACCGCACTACCTAAAGTTTTAGCCTCTATTAAAGTATATGTATTTGCCATTATGCCGCCAATATTCCATAGATAGTTGCAGTTGAACCTGAATCAAAAGTGTTGCCAACAGCAAGAACGCCTATGGTAACTCTATTAACAGCAGCAGTACTACGCCAAGTACCAACATCTGCTTGTAATTGTGTATTATTTCCACCCCTGCATAACATTGATTTATATGTAGTAGTATTTGCATAATTAAAAATATTCCAAATATTTATAGATAAACTAGCATTAACAAAACCACTATAAAATGAAGTAGTGTTGGCATTTTTATCAGGCCCATATGAGCCACCACTTTGTGCATACATACTTGTATTTGAATAATTACTACCAGTATCATTGTTAAGTCTTACATAACAAAGAGCATTAGATTGTTTTCCGTTTACAACTACAACTAAATCAGTATAAGTTGATGGAATACTTGTAAAATCAAAAGTGCTGGCTGACCCTAAAGTTAAAGTTGCTATCGGTGTATATGTTGAACCTGCGGCCATTGTGTTTACCTATCCTTTGATTCCGTAAAGAGCAAATTGTGTGTATTGCGCAAAATTATTAGCAGTAGTAAAACTAATACTATCTATTGCGGTTGTATTACGCCATAAGTTTGAGGAAAGTCCTACTAAATTTCTACTTCCATTGTTATCTTGACCTGTTAAATTTCGTACCACCTTATATTTGCTAGTGTTTGCATAGTCAAGTATATCTATAATATTTGGCGCAAAAACATTATCAGCACCACTAGCAGAACCCATTACACGACCAATTAAATTTCCGTCATCACCAGAATTATAACTAGAAGAAATACTAGTGCCATTACCAAAAAAATTATGATTACTGTAATTACTTGTAGTCGTATCGCTATTAAATCTATAATTAAGCCAAGCATCACCGCCAGCAGTAGATGACCTAGCAATTGCTCTAATCTGCAAATGCTTGAAGGTAGCAGGTATAGAACTAAAAGTAATGGTTGCTTGTGGTGAACCTACTGTTACTGTTGCAATAGATTCGTAACTATTTAAAGAATCATCAGTAGTAATAGAGTTACTGGCTGATGAGGCTGTTGAGGTTCCATTTGCATTACCCGCTGTTACTGTAAATGTATATGCTGTGTTAATGGCTAGACCTGTGACTATAATTGGGGATGATCCAGTGCCCGTGATTGAACTAGGACTAGATGTTGCTGTAAAAGTAACACCATTAGCACCTAAAACTGCAGCGGTATAAGCAACTGTTGCAGTAGTTTGACCTGTTGTTGTAGCAGCACCAATAGTTGGGGCATTAGGAATAGCGGCAGATGAAAAACCAGTACTCATTTTTGTAGCATTGACAAGGCTATTACTTGACGTTCTTTTAATTGCCAATTGTATTGCCTTTCAATAGGTATATTATGAATTATACCATTTTTTTAATGCAAAACCTTACTCTACTGGTATCTCAACCCAACTTAAATCATCTTCTGACCAAGTATAGAGTTTACCTTCTACTACAGGCATTGGAGTTGGTGCTTGCCAATCAAAGTTAGCATCTAATGACCAA